GAGGTTTATAAATGCTAAACAGAACAATATTAGTGATAATGCTGAATCAGTAACAGAGCTTATCAAAACAGAATCACAACAAATTCAATTGATAGTAAATGAACAAGATAAAAAATTAAGAATGGAGACTATATAAAATGACTGAAAATAATAAATTACAAACTATTGAACAACAATTAGTACAAGAAAAGAACGTATCTGACAACGTATTAAACAAAGTGAGAGTTTTAGAGTCACAAGGCAATTTGGAATTGCCAAATGATTATTCACCAAGTAATGCCATGAAACAAGCATGGTTACAAATCAGCCAAGATAACAAATTAATGAGTTGTAACGATACAAGCAAAGCAAATGCCTTATTAGACATGGTAACGCAAGGTTTAAATCCAGCTAAAAATCAATGCTACTTTATTCCTTACGGCAACAAAATGCAGTTACAACGTAGCTATCACGGTAATGTAATGATGTTAAAACGTGATGCAGGTGCTCAAGATGTTGTTGCTCAAGTGATTTATAAAGGCGATACATTCAAGCAAGAAATGGGAGAAACAGGACGTATCAAAGCGATTAAACACGAACAAGACTTCTTTAACATCGACAAAGAAAACATTATCGGTGCGTACTGCACAATCGTATTTAATGATGGACGAGATAACTATATTGAAGTCATGACTATTGAACAAATTAAACAAGCATGGATGCAGTCATCAATGATTAAAGATGAAAAAGCATTACAAAATTCTAAAACACATAATAATTTCAAAGAAGAAATGGCTAAAAAAACAGTTATCAATAGAGCTGCTAAACGTTATATCAACACATCAACAGATAGCAATATTTTCAAATACGCACAAGAATCCGAACAACGTCAACGCAAAGAAGTGTTGGACGCAGAAGTTGAAGAAAATGCAAATCAAGAACAATTGGACTTTGAACAACCAGTTCTTGAAGAAGCACAATACACAGAATTAGAAAATGATAAGCCTATTGATGTATCTGACTTTGAAGAAATAAAAGAACCTGCAACAGAAAAAGAAAGCGAAGAAGAGCCATTTTAATTGAAACAATAGCAACTGGTTCAAGTGGTAACTGCTACGTCTTAAATGATGGACGTACTACGTTACTACTTGAGGCAGGTATAAAATTTGAACGTGTTCAAAAGCATTTTAAATATAAAACAAGACATATAGCAGGGTGTCTTATCACACACGAACATGGTGATCATGCAAAGTACACAAAGCAGTTTGTCGACAATGGTGTAATCAGCTATATGACTGCTGGAACACAACAAGCTATGAATTTTGAAAGTCATCGCTTATGCACGATTAAGGCAAAGCAAGAGCTGCGAATAGGCACATGGTCAATTCTACCGTTTGACATCGAACATGATGCTAACGAGCCTGTGGCTTTCTTATTACAAAGTACATTAGGTTATAAGGTTCTGTATGTTACTGATACAAAGTATTTGAAATACAAATTTAACGGCATTACGCACATGATGTTAGAAGTTAATTATATCTATGAACAAATGCAGGAAAACATAAAAAACGGCAGTGTGCACAGCACATTAGCAAACAGAATTATGGAGTCTCATTTTAGCTTAGAACATGCTATCGGAATGTTAAAAGCAAATGATTTAACTAGACTCGAAGAAATACATTTAATTCATTTAAGTAGTCAAAATTCAAATGCAAAATACATTAAAAGTGAAATACAAAAAGTGACGGGCGCGCCCGTTTATGTTGGAGGTTTATAAATGCTAAACAGAACAATATTAGTTGGTCGTTTAACTAGAGACCCAGAATTAAGAACCACTCAAAGTGGTGTAAATGTAGCATCATTCACATTAGCAGTTAACCGCACATTTACGAATGCACAAGGAGAGCGCGAGGCAGACTTTATTAATATCATCGTATTTAAAAAACAAGCAGAGAACGTTAATAAATACCTATCTAAAGGATCGTTGGCGGGCGTAGATGGTAGGTTACAAACGCGGAACTATGAAAATAAGGAAGGTCAACGTGTATACGTTACGGAAGTTGTTGCCGATAGTATTCAATTTTTAGAACCGAAGAACTCAAATGACACTCAACAAGATTTATATCAACAACAAGTACAACAAACACGTGGACAATCGCAATATTCAAATAACAAACCAGTAAAAGATAATCCGTTTGCGAATGCAAATGGTCCGATTGAACTAAATGATGATGATTTACCATTCTGATTTAACCGGTTTGAAAGTGAGGTGTGTATATGACTGGTTGGATAAAACTTCATAGAAAACTATTAGATTCGCCTATTTTTCAGAACGAAAAGTTATTCAAAGTATTTGCATATTGTCTTATGAAGGCTAGTCATAAGGATCATACACAGCTTGTTGGCAGACGAGTTGTTGAATTAGAAAAAGGTCAATTTGTGTTCGGGAGAAAGCGAGCAAGCGAAGAGTTACGTCTCAAAGAATCCACAGTAAGAGACTACATAAAGCTTTTAGAAAACCTTGGAACTATCGTCGTAAAGTCCGACAACAAATTTTCTGTTATAACCGTTGTCAATTGGGCGATTTATCAAAGTATGGAAGAAAATTCCGACAGCAAAAACGACAACAAATCAACAACAAATCAACAACAAATGGACAACAAATGGACAACAAATCAACAACAAATCAACACAAACAAGAATGTAAAGAATGGGGATAATGTAAAGAATGGTGAGAATGAGAAGAAGAAGGTAACCGCCTTCGACTTCTTCCAAGATAACGGATTCGGTTTCATAACTCCTTACAATTTAGACGATTTAAATTATTATCTTGATTCATTTGAAAATGATTCAGATCAAATAGTTACCGCATCACTTAAAATCGCTAAAGACAGAAATAAAGTTACTTGGGGATATGCTAAAAGCATTTTGAATACATGGCTTAATGCAAACTTGAAATCTATTGAACAAGTACGTGCATTTGAAAAGCAACAACTTGAAAGCAAAAAACAAAATTATAAACCTTTCGTTAAACAATCAAAAGAAAAAACACCCAAATGGCTCACAGACAGCACGAGAGAAACGAAAACGCCGGAAGTAGATGAAAACCTTGAGAAAGACAGAGAAGCTTTTATTAAGCGTCTAAATAGCAAATGGGAGTGATTGAAAATGGATGCATTTGATAAATACTATCTATTTGATCATGACGGCAACAAAATGTTTTCAGTTACACCACATTTTAAAGATGGTCGGCATTTAGTTGTTGGAATAAAAGAAACAAAATTTAATGGTCGTCGTTGGTATTTAGACGATTATGAATTAAATACACTTATTGATAATGAACAAATGGAGTTAGGACACCAAACAAGCTTATTTGAATATATATGAGGGATTACATGGAGATAGAAATTAAATTTAATGAAGTGTTTAATGCGCCGATGGGGTCGCCTCGTCCACGCTTTCGTAATACAGGTAGATTTGTTCAAACTTACATGCCAACGTCTTACACAAAGCATAAAGCGTATATACAAGGGCAAATGCCTAAGTTAAATCTAGAGCGCGCACTAAAAATCGAATTAGACTTTTACTTTCCATTGCTTAAATCATGGTCGAAGAAAAAGAAAAGCGAAATGGTTGGGCAGTATAAAGTGACTAAGCCGGATATCGACAACTTAATTAAAACGGTATTAGATGCTTGTAATGGCCATGTATGGAAAGACGATAACCAAATTACAGAAATAACTAGCTCAAAGCGTTATGGAATTGAGCCCAAAATAATCATACGAATAGAAGAAATATAAGAGGTGGATAAAATGGCGAGAAAAGCAAGGATTGTAACAATAAATGATAAACCTTATAGGTTCAGTAAATTTGAAATGGAATTAATAGAAAGTCACGGTATAACCGCTGGAATGGTTTCTAAGAGAGTAAAAGACGGTTGGGAACTACATGAAGCAATGGACGCACCAGAAGGTACGCGTTTAAGCGAGTACAGAGAAAAGAAAACAATAGAAAGACTGGAACAAGCTAGACTCGAACGCAAATTGGAAAGAAAGCGAAAGAGAGAGGCTGAGCTAAGAAGAAAGAAGCCACACTTGTTTAATGTACCTCAGAAACATTCACGTGATCCGTACTGGTTTGATAATACTTATAACCAAATGTTCAAGAAATGGAGTGAAGCATAATGAGTGTAATCAGTAACAGAAAAGTAGATATGAATGAAATACAAGACAATGTTAAGCAACCAGCGCACTACACATACGGCGACATTGAAATTATAGATTTTATCGAACAGGTTACGGCGCAGTATCCACCACAATTAGCATTTGCAATAGGTAATGCAATCAAATATCTATCTAGAGCACCGTTGAAAAACGGACACGAGGATTTAGCAAAGGCGAAGTTTTATGTCCAAAGAGCTTTTGACTTGTGGGAGCAATGACTATGACATATAACGCGCGCAAAGAATACTTAAACCAATTTTTCGGATCTAAGAGATATCTGTATCAGGATAACGAACGAGTGGCACATATCCATGTAGTGAATGGCACTTATTACTTTCACGGGCATATCGTGCCAGGTTGGCAAAGCGTTAAAAAGACATTTGATACTGCTGAAGAGCTCGAAATATATATAAAGCAACATGGTTTGGAATACGAGGAACAGAAGCAACTAACTTTATTTTAGAGGAGATGGAAATGATGAATGCTGAAAAGCATATGCAAATGATGCAAATGTTACAAAATTGTGTGATTGATAAGTATGTATCACACGACGAATACGAAGAGTTAATTGCCATAGATAAGCATGGTAATAAAATGTTTATTAAATTTTATCCGAATACGGAGGATGACACTAATGAATAATCGCGAACAAATTGAACAATCAGTTATAAGTGCTAGTGCGTATAACGGTAATGACACAGAGGGATTACTAAAAGAGATTGAGGACGTTTATAAGAAAGCGCAAGCGTTTGATGAAATACTTGAGGGAATGACAAATGCTATTCAACATTCAGTTAAAGAAGGTGTTGAACTTGATGAAGCAGTAGGGATTATGGCAGGTCAAGTTGTCTATAAATATGAGGAGGAACAGGAAAATGAGCATTAGTGTAGGAGACAAGGTTTTTAATCCAGAAACAAATTCAACTTTAGAAATTGTACAACTTGTTGGCGATATTAGAGACACGCATTACAAGTTATCTGACGGATCTATTATTAGTCTTATAGACTTTGTTGTTAAACCAATTCATTTAATCAAGGAGGAGCAGGAAAATGACTAACACATTACAAGTAAGGCTATTATCAGAAAATGCTAGAATGCCCGAACGAAATCATAAGACGGATGCAGGTTATGACATATTCTCAGCTGAAACTGTCGTACTTGAGCCACAAGAAAAGGCAGTGATTAAAACAGATGTAGCTGTAAGCATACCAGAGGGCTATGTCGGGCTATTAACTAGCCGTAGTGGTGTAAGTAGTAAAACACATTTAGTGATTGAAACAGGCAAGATAGACGCCGGATATCACGGCAATTTAGGGATTAATATTAAGAATGATGAAGAACGTGATGGAATACCCTTTTTATATGATGATATAGACGCTGAATTAGAAGATGGATTAATAAGCATTTTAGATATAAAAGGTAACTATGTACAAGATGGAAGAGGCATAAGAAGAATTTACCAAATCAACAAAGGCGACAAACTAGCACAACTGGTTATCGTGCCTATATGGACACCTGAACTAAAGCAAGTGGAGGAATTCGAGAGTGTTTCAGAACGTGGAGCAAAAGGTTTCGGAAGTAGCGGAGTGTAAAGACATCTTAGATCGAGTCAAGGAGGTTTTGGGGAAGTGACACAATACTTAGTCACAACATTCAAAGATTCAACAGGACGTAAACATACACACATAACTAAAGCTAAGAGTAATCAAAGGTTTACAGTTGTTGAGGCAGAGAGTAAAGAAGAAGCGAAAGAGAAGTACGAGAAACAAGTTAAAAGGGATGCAGTTATTAAAGTGGGTCAGTTGTTTGAAAATATAAGGGAGTGTGGGAAATGATTAAAAAACTTAAAAATATGGATGGGTTCGACATCTTTATTGTTGGAATACTGTCATTATTCGGTATAACCGCATTGCTACTTGTTGTCGCATTGCCTATCTATACAGTGGCTAGTTACCAAAACAAAGAAGTACATCAAGGGACAATTACAGATAAATATAACAAAAGACAAGATAAAGAGGACAAATTCTATATTGTATTAGATGATAAACAAGTCATCGAAAACTCAGACTTATTCTTCAAAGGAAAGTTTGATAGCGCAGACATACAAGCTAGGTTAAAAGTAGGTGATAAAGTAAAAGTTAAGACGATTGGATATAGAATACACTTTTTAAATTTATATCCGGTCTTATACGAAGTAAAGAAGGTAGATAAAAAATGATTAAGCAAATATTAAGACTATTATTCTTACTAGCGATGTATGAGCTAGGTAAGTATGTAACTGAGAAAGTATATATTATGACGACGGCTAATGATGATGTAGAGGCGCCGAGTGACTTCGCAAAGTTGAGCGATCAGTCTGATTTGATGAGGGCGGAGGTGTCAGAGTAGATGATGTGGTTAGTCATAGCAATTATATTACTAGTCATCTTATTGTTTGGTATGATGTTGCAAGCTGAACAGTTAAAAGGCGATGTGAA